AAGGGGTTATTATCGTAATGCAATGAAGATATAACTCCTGGGGATGACAGATTGACGAAGTCGATCCTTCTAATAAGTCTTAAGGGATGGAAGATACTTACAAGGAGAGTGAGGTCATTAGGTTGACCGGCTTGAATAGGGCTGATTTGAAAGGGCTGCGTGAAGTGGCGCTGGAGGGTAAGCACTGGGTGCGTAAGCCCCGGAACGGCCCTAAGCATCTGTGGCCTATCTATTGGACGAAGGAGGGCATTGAGTTTATGCAGTCTAAGGCTGGCCTGGAGGCTCCTGTGGTCGAGGAGTTGAAGGAGGCTAAGGCTGACGACAAGCCGAAGACTGGGGTGATGAAGGGTAAGTTTCGGAACACCAGGATTATCCTCTGTGAGATCGAGGAGGGTAAGGCTAAGAAGCAAGTGAACGTCCTTGTCCGGGACAGTAAGAACTTTGTGGTAGGTATGGTAGTCCCGTTGCGATCTGATGGTCAGCGATGGGTAGCTGCCAAGCATCCTCGATTTGGAGGTAAGTGGTAATGGCTAAGAAGAAGCGCCGGAAGAAGAAGGTAGACCCTGCCGCTATCCACAAGGACGAGCAACTGGAAGGGGCTTTACTAGCCAGTTTAAAACTTTTAAAACCGTATTGTCTTGAAGGGGCGATTATTGTGATGGCTCCTAGCAAGAAGTGGAAGGTGCTATCCTTTGGGGGTGGCGATAAGGCCGATAATTTCCAGCGGGTCTTGGGCAACGTCCTGGCAGCTGGGGTGATGGCTATTGAAGATGGCCCTGGCGACGCTACCGAGTGGACGGCATAAAGTAAACGCCTTGGTAGCACAATGGCAGTGCGCCTGTTTTGTAAACAGGGGGTTGCCGGTTCGACTCCGGCCCAAGGCTCCCACTTGACAGCGATCAGGAGGTAGGTAGATTCCTGATACAATGAAATGCAAGAAACACGGGATGAAGCACGAAGGTGCTGAGAAGAAGGGCAAGGAGCGAGGCGAACACAAGAAGCCTGGCTACTCCAAGATGGAAGGCTTTGAAAAGGCGATGCACGGCAAGAACCGTGGCGCTGGTTACAAGGGCTACAAGGGCGGGATGTGACGACGATGCTTCCACTCAATCTCGATGACGATGATGAGTGGGAGTATGATGCGTCAGATACCCAGTCTATAATTTTTTTACGCCGCCCTCGTTGAAACTGTCTCCGCATCCAGTCCTTAAGCTGCCTTCGACGGATGAGTTGAAGGTTCTTGCCAAGAAACTGGGGGCCGAGGAGTTGGCGCGGGTACTCCGTATCCGGGAGGAGAAGATTGGTGCGGAGAAAAGCGATCCGTACCGTCACGGCTATGAGCCTTTCCACTGGAAGGACGCTGACGATCTGCTGAAGACCCACCAAGAACTGTGCGTCCTGGGGGGCAATCGAGCCGGAAAGACTGAGTGGGCTGCCAAGCGGGTGGTAGCGGCTATGGTCAATATCCCGAACGCTCGTATCTGGTGTCTGCACACGACCTCGCAGTCGTCCATCCAGATGCAACAGAACGTGATTTGGAAGTACATCCCCCCGGAGTTCAAGTCCTTGAAGAAAGGACGTGTGACCAACGTACAATATTCTCAGAAAAACGGCTTCTCTGACGGCACTTTCATCTTTCCAAATGGCAGCCAGTGCCATTTTATGAATTATGCCCAAGAAAGACGAGTTATCGAAGGTGGTGAGTGCGACATCATCTGGTGCGACGAACTTGTACCTCTGGATTGGGTCGAAACACTCCGCTATCGTGTTGTCACTCGACGTGGTAAGCTGCTTGTTACTTTCACCCCGGTTTCTGGCTACACTAATGTCGTAAAAGAGTACATTTCTGGCTGTAAGGTGCTGGAAACCCGTGTTGCTAAGATTCTGGATCAGAAAATCCAGCACGTACCAGGCGTTCCTCACGGACATATGCCTTACCGCGCCAAGAGCCGTGGTAAAGATGCTGGGGTAATGTGGTTTCACTCCCAATTTAATCCTTACAACCCTTTTGACGAACTGTGCCGCACCCTGGAGGGCAAAACCACCTATGAGAAGAAGATTCGTGCTTATGGGTGGGCTGACGGTCTTGCGGGATCGCAGTTTCCTCGCTTTGGTGACCTTAATGAAATCGATGATGACAAAATACCCGAAGATGGCACAAATTATATGGTGGTTGACCCGGCTGGGGCGCGAAATTGGTTTATGCTTTGGCTCCGGGCAGTCGGACAAGGCGAAAACACCAAGTGGTTCATCTACCGTGAGTGGCCTGACGCTTCCTACGGTGAGTGGGCCTTGCCAGACTCCAAACTCGACGGCAAAGCGGGGCCAGCCCAAAGAGCCGGTGGTGGCAGAGGCATCAACGAGTACAAAGAACTCATCCGTGACCTCGAAAAAGAAGAAGTCGTCGAAGAAAGGTTCATCGACCCCCGTGCGGGTGCGACTCAAGCCGCCAGCAAAGAAGGCGGGACGTCGTTAATCGAATTGCTGGATTCTGATCCAGAACCGATGTATTTCCAGCCAGCTGCTGGCGTTCGCATCGAAGATGGGGTCACAATCATCAATGATGCCTTGGCTCACGACACCGGGCAGCCGCTGTCTCCCATCAACGAGCCTAAACTCTACATCGCCAAGTCCTGCGAGAACCTAATCTACTCTCTGCGTGAATGGACTGGCGCTGACGGAGATAAGGGTGCATCCAAAGACCCAATCGACTGTCTGCGCTACCTTGGGGTGATGCAACCTGAGCAATACGACCAAGACTCGTTCAAATCCAAAGGTGGAGGCTCCTACTGATGCTAAACCCGGAAGAATACCCGATGTTGCTCTCCAGATCGCTGGCAGAGCGTCTTACTGGCATAGATGTGCGAGAATTGGACAAATTACGCAAGTCTGGCATTCTTCGGTGTTATACTACGCTTGGGGGGCAGTTTCGCTTCCACAAGTCATCCCTTTTATCCTACATCGAATCTAAATCCAACCCGCTATGCTCGACAGAGACTCCCGTAAAGACAAACTGACATTTCACTCCGAAGTGCCGGATTTGGTCTACCTCCGCAATGAACTTGAACGCTCATTGTACAACGGGGGAAATGTCGCCCGTCTGAACAGCAATGACGACATCCGTCTTGCTCGATGGGAGGGCCAGAGCGATGACGGCAAGAAGTATTCCAGCAACAGCCTGGAAGGTCAGTCCGTCTTCCCTTTTGAGGGTGCTTCTGATGTCCGCTGTCGCCTGGTTGACCAGACCATCAACGAACTCGTCGTCCTGCTTGTCTCCTCTTGGCAGCTGGGTCGCCTCCGTGTCTCCGGCAATAACTTTGATAACGCTGGCACTGCCGGTGCTGTCCAGACGCTCGCCAACTGGGTCGTCAACAATCGGATGAAGTCCGAACTCACCAAGGAGGTCGAACTCTGGGCGCAGTACACCGAACAGTTTGGTTGGTCTGTCGCTCACATCGGCTGGGAACGCAAACTTGGCATCCGCAATGCCGTCATCACCACCGCTGAGATTCAGAGCAAGGCTATGAATGGCGACGAACTGGCTGCCGAACTCCTCGACAACGTCCAGAAGAATGGCGTGACCGACTACACCAAGCAGCTGTTCCGATCTATGTACGCTGTCAGCGACAACGAGGTCGAACGTGTGGTCGAAGAACTTCTCCGTTCCGGCACATCTTATTTCCGTGAACAGTACGATGTCTATAGCCAGCCTGTCGTCGCTGCCCTTAAGCCGTTCGACGAAATCACCTTCCCCCCTGAGACTCTAGACCTCCAGGATGCCCGTGTAATCTTCCGGCGCACCTTTATGACGGAGGTTGAGATGCGTGAACTCATTGAGACGGATGGATGGGACGAAACCTTTGTCGAGGAGGCCGCCACAGTCGCTGGCAAGTCCTCTTGGTACGCTGACCCTAACCTTATTCCGACGACGACCAATATCACGAACACACTGCATCGTGCTGATAACCTGGTTGAGATCGTCTACGCCTATACGCGCCAGATTGGGCCGGACGGAATCCCTTGCATCTACTACACGGTCTTCTGCCCCCAAGTCAGCGAGGAGAACTACGCCAAGCACGAAATGCTTGAGTATGCACACGGTCAGTATCCGTTCGTCGAGTTCCGTCGTGAACACCTTCGTCGTTCCATCATCGAGTCCCGTGGCGTTCCCGAACTGGCCTACACAGACCAAATGGAAATCAAGGCACAGCACGACTCGATCCGTGACCGCACTGCCTTTGAAACACTTCCCCCAATCAAGGTGAAGAAGCGTCTTGGCACTCAGAACATCATCCAGCCCGGTGGTCTTCTCCCTGTCACGACTCCTGACGACTACACATTCCTTTCGCCGCCACAGGGCAATCCTGCACTCGCATTCAATCTTATTGATCGTGTTGAGGCCCGTAATGCGGCTTATTTCGGACTGTACCATCAGGCTGTCCCGCCCACCAAGACTCAGACGACCCAGCAGTTCCTCGTCAACAATTGGCTCAATGCCTGGAGCAAGGTGTTCAAGCAAGTCGTCTCACTCTCCCTCCAGTATATGGATGGCGCTGAGATTGAGCGTGTTGCCGGTATCCCTATCGTCATTAGCCCTAACGATATCTGCCACGCCTACGATTTCAATGTCGCCTACAACGTGCGTGAACTTGATACGGATTACGTGATGGAGAAACTCAAGGCTATCTCGTCGTTCGTTGTTCCGATGGACAGCGGAGGCGTCATTGACCGCAACAAACTTACGGCTCGCTTTGTCGAGGCTATCAGCCCTGAAGCTGCCAAGGACATCCTTCTGGATCAGGCTTCGGCCTCCCAGCGTATGTACGAGCAAGTCCAGAACGACATCGCCAAGATGATGGCTGGTATGGAACCGCAGTACGTTGAGAACGACCCGGCAGCTAAGTCTAAGTTGCAGTTCGCTCAGGACGTTATGCAGAAGAACCCGAAGGCTCAACAGGCAGCTCAGGGCGATCAGCAGTTCCAGGCTCTGCTTAAGAACTACTTCCAGAACCTCCAGATGTCCGTCAGCCAGCAGGAAAACAAGACCATTGGTAGAATCGGTGTGACCCCGGTGTCCGACCAATTCAGCCAGCAGCAGGGCCAGCAACAGAATGGCTAAGTCAATCGACGAGCATAAACGGGTGCTTTCGTTTGAAAACAACGAAGTATTCGACGCTGTCCTGGCGTATCTAAGCCTAAGCGTTGATGCCGAGGTAGATCGTGCTATCTCCTACGCTACAGAGGGCGAAAAGCGTATTCACGCCTGTGGACGTGCTGAAGCCCTGAAAGACTTCAAAGACCTGTTGCTAATCCAGCAGCAGGAGGCGCGAGAAGGTAAGTACGGTAAGTGAGCCGTAAAGGAAGTTGCCAAAACTTACAAACAGCCCCTACCGGCTTTGACGAGCATTGATTTCGTGGGTTAATACCCATACGCCCCTGGGAGCAACAATTCCCTGATATGTCAGATTCCAACAGCGCCGATATCGATCCGGCCCAAAATAACATCGAGGCACAGTCAAATGCCCTAACTTCGGGCCTAAACGAAGAAACCCTCGCGCTTAAACTACGTGAGACATTGTTCGCTGATAGCGAGCAAGCGGTAGAATCCCAGACCGAGACAGAGGATGAAGACCAAACGGAGGTCAAGGACGACCCGGAACAAGCGGAAGCATCTGATGCTGAAGCCTCCGAAGAACTCCCCCAGGCCGAGGATGGCGACGAAGTTCATTCACAGGAAGCACAAGACGACGAGGGAGACAGCGATCTCCCGAAGGGTGTGCAAAAGCGTATCGACAAACTCACCGCCAAGCGAAAGCAAGCGGAGGAGGAAGTTGAAAATCTCCGCAAGGAGGTTGAATCGCTTAAGCAGACGGCAACTGAGTCCCAGCAAGCGAGCGAGCAAAGAGTCATCAATGATGACAATCCCTTTGCCTCGTTAAAATCGAAGGCTGAAGTGGACAAGGAAGCCGAACAAGCCCGATGGCTGCGTTATAAGTGTATGGAGAATCCTAACGGGTTCGTCCTTGGGGAAAGTGAGTACGGCCCGGATGACGTCAATCGTATGTTGGTCAACGCTACCAAGGCTATCGAACAGCACCTGCCTAAGCAGCTGGCGCGAATCGAAGTCGAGGATAAGATTAGACCGATTGCCGAAACGACATATCCGTGGTGGAAAGCCCCCCAATCGCAAGAGTACCAAATGGCGCAACAGATTCTCCGAACCGCACCAGAACTTAAGAAGTTCCCCGACTGGCAAATGTGGGTCGGTGATGCGATTGCAGGAATGAAAGCACGTGAGGCCAACTCCAAGCCTAACCAGGCACAGAGAAAAGCCCCCGTACAGCCCGTCCGTCCGACTGCTACACCAGTCAAAGTTAGCAAAAACGAAGCAACTGCTAAACAGGCTGTAAGTCGATTCGCAAAATCGAACTCCGGGGAAGACCTCGCCAAAGTCCTGCTGTCGAAAGGTTTCATCTAATCCCCCCTAACTACCCTATACTACTATGCCCAAACTCCTCGAAAAAGACATCGTCAACGCTGGTAAGCGTGAAGACCTTGCTAACCTGATCGCTATGGTCGATGCGAAGGACACCCCCTTCACCTCGATGGCGAAGAAGGGCGCACAGCCCGGCAACACGATCTTCCGCTGGCAGGCTGACCGTCTCCCCTCCACATCTGCCCCGACACCTGTTGTCGATGGTACTGATGTCGATCCCAACTCCGGCACGACAAACTTCACGAACGATGGTACGACCCAGTTCCGTGTTGAACTGAGCAACCGTATCCAGATCTTCCGTAAGGCTGTCCGTGTTTCCAAACTCACTCAGGATGTCGCAAACATCGCTGGCGTGAAGGACGAACTCGCTAACAACGTCTCCAAGGCCATTACGCTCATCAAGCGTGATATGGAAGTGGCGATGTGTGCCAATCAGGGCGCTCAGGTCGATAACGGCACTGTCGGCTACCGCACCCGTGGTCTTGACAAGTGGATTGTCGCCGCCGCCTCTATCGACAGTGTCGATCTCCCGGCTGCTGCTTCTGCCTTCTGCCCAGCTGCTGCCCAGATTTCGTCTGTCGGCACAGCGTCCCTGACTGAAACCGTCGTCCAGGATATCCTCACAGGTATCTACTCCCAGACCGGCCAGTTCAAGGATTACGACGCCCTCGTCGGCCCGACCCTGAAGCGAGCCTTCACGAACCTGGTCTTCACGACCACCGCCTCCGGCACTAACCAGTATCCGTCCATCCGCACGTTCAACCGTGAGGCCGATGCTTCTGCTTACGTCTCGTCTGTCGATGTGTTTGAAGGCGACTTCGGCCGCATCCGTCTCCACCCGTCCCTGTTCCTGAAGAATAACTTCTGCGGCTACATCATCCCGTTTGACCAGGTCGAAGTCCGCTATGGCGGTAATGTCGCCCAGGTTACCGAGTTGACGGACAACGGTGGTGGCCCTGCTCGCCTGATCGAAGCGGTTGCTGGTCTTTGCATCTACAACCCGCTGGCGTTCGGTAAGTTCGACTTCACTGCCTAATCAGACTGTCTTGTCTGACATTATCCAGTCTCTGTCGGAAGCAATCCCTGACGATATGCGAAAGCAGGTCGAACGGGAACTTCTGACGGGCTGGCGAATGCAGGAAGCGGCTGCTCACACGCAAGCGAAACAGATGGCGGCCTTCCGTCATCAAAATGCGGCATCCAGCATTGAGGGGGTCGGGGAACTAAAAGCCCAGATTCCCCTCTCTGCTTTTCACTATTGGGGACAACGACTTGGCTACGAATGTTGGAATGACAAGGAGTTCCTCAATGACTACATCAGGCATAACCCGGAGGTCGCTGTGACCAACCGAGTTAAGCGCACCACCGTTAACGGTGCAATCTTCACAGCAGACGGTTTCCTCACATAATGAGAACCACCCACTTTTCCCCGATCCTGTTTAACGCCATCCAGTACTCTGGACAGGACAGGCACAACATCTCCGAAGAAACATTCGCTCAGTTCCGGGACTTCATCAATGAGCGTATCCGTAACGCCTGGGAGTCTCAGGATTGGCCTGACCTTCTTCGTGTAGTCCAATTGACCGTGACCGACGATGGCAACGGTGTAGTTTCAGCTGCCGTCCCTGCCGATGCCGGGGAAGTCCTGAACTGCTATGACCGTGACCCATTGGTCAGCACACGTGCAGCTGGACTGTCCTTCCGTCTTTACGACAATGGGACAATCCAAAAACTTATCCTTCCCAGTGACCCAGGCACTGTCTATGGCGAGTATCGCATCAAGCGTCCTGAACTGGTTGGCGATCTGTATGCTGCCTCCGTTGCTTATTCCGTTGGCGCACAGGCTTACTTTGACTCTGGAAGCAATACGGGGACTCTGACCCCTATCGCTGGTAAGCCTCACTACGGCAATTTCTATAACTGCCTGGAGGCTACAACTGCCGGACAGTCTCCTAGCACCCATCCTGCTAAGTGGCAGATCGTACAGATTCCCTATAACTTCTCCGCTTACGCCGCCCGTGGTGCTTTCTCCGATTGGCTGAAGTCCGAAATGCAGCTTGAGGCTGCCCAGGTCGCAGAAGCCGAAGCCCAGAACACCCTTGTCGAAGCGATTGATATCATCCTGCGCCAGCAGAAACAGGTCAACCGCATCAATATGAACCGAACTTACTAAACTACTATGGCTAACATCTCCATCTCCTCCCCGTTCATCCGGGCCTTTACCCACGCTACGGTGACGGTTGGCACTTCTGCCAGCACCGCCCTAGCCGTTGCCACGACCCCTGAGCGCCGCATCAGCGTCATCATCCAGAACCAACACGCTACGGCTCTGGTGACTGTGTTCTTCGCTGCGACTGGCACAGACGGCCTGAAGGTCAAGGCTGGCGAAAGCATCTCCCTTGATAACTACAACGGCATCGTGCGTTGTGTTTCTGATACCGCTGCTACGCCTGTCCATATCGCCTACGCTGTGGCATAATGGGCGTTGACCTCCATCGGATCGGCACAGGCATCTCGTCTGGCTCTAGCCGTAACGGGTTCGGGAACATCGTGTCGTTTCCCAGCGTCTCGTTCCCTGCGTACGGGACTTTCAACAGTATGCTGTATGCTGTCACCTACCCGATTGCCA